TAAAATACGAAAGGATAGACGGTACTGTTTATTCAATTACTAATAATTTAGCAGTTGGTTTTGGTGGAATTTTTAATTTCGCTCAACCTATTACACCCGTAAAAGCTAATGGTAATTTTATTAACGGTTGCAAGGTTACAATCACATACACTCCAGCAACTGGAAGTCCAATAATTTTACCATCGTTTTTTACATATCCAGTTTGTGAGCCTAAATACACGCCAGTACTTTGCGACTTTGTAAATAGATACGGAGGTTGGCAGACAATTACTTTTTTTAAGGCTCAAACCAATAACATAACAGCTAAAAGCGACGAATATAAATTGATGCCAAAAGAGGTGGATTACAATGTATTTAGAGGACAGAGCAAATCGTTTAATTTTAACGGAAGTCAAAACGTAATTTTAAACTCAGGTTGGGTTGACGAGAATTATAGCGAGTTAATAACTGACTTACTTTTAAGCGAGACTGTATTATTAGATCAAAAGCCAGTTAATTTAAAAACTCAAAGCTCAGAGCTAAAAACAAAGGTAAAAAATAGACTTATTAATTATACAATAGAGTTTGAATATAATTTTAATTTAATAAATGACGTTATATAAATGAAATTAAATTTAGCTTTATTTTTAGAGACTACCAAATTAACAGATTTAACTCAAGGAGCGATTGGCTCTTTTAGTGATCGAGTTCAATCCGACGGAGGTACTTTTGACGCTGCAAATTGTTTAAGTACTACCTTAAATGATTTGGGTGGACTTAATGGAATTGGCAATGTTTACGAGCGCATCGACTTATTTAACGACGAGACTATCTCGATAACTCAAGTTATTCAAGACGTCAAAGATATTAGTCTAATTTTTACGAATTTTACTAAGACATTTTCAATTCCAGCGAGTGACGAAAACAATAGACTATTTAAACATTATTATAATTACGATATTGACGGAGGTTTTGATGCGAGAGTAAAAATAAACGGGTATATCGAGATTGATGCCAACCGATTTAACAGTGGTAAAGTCAAACTTGAGGGTGTTGATATGAAAAATAATCAACCTTATGCTTATAGAATTACTTATTATGGCGATACGGTTAACCTAAAAGACGTTATCGGAGAGGATAAATTGAACGCTTTGCCTTTGTCAAACTATAATTTGGCTTATAATAACACAACTGTAAAGACAAAATTCCAAGCCAACCCAGCGACAACCGATGTAATTGCACCTTTTATCTCGCATACTAATAGATATTTTTATGATAGCTCAAGCGGACACAGCGAAGAGCCTCACAATTTATATTATCAAAGTGGAGGAGGACACAATCACGGACTATTGTGGTCGGATTTAAAATATGCTATTCGTTTAGATGCGATTATCCAAGCTATCGGAACTCAATACGGATTGGTATTTAGCGACGACTTTTTTAATAGTACCAATTTAGACTATTATAATTTATTTATGTGGTTACATAGAGCCAAAGGAGATGTACAAGGAGTTGAGAGTGGAATTTTGCCTCCTGAGTTAATTACAACTTGGGACTTTGGAAGTTCGATTTTTTTGCAAGACAATCAATATGAAGCTCCCTCTTATGTAACTATAAACACATTCTCAGCAACTGATTACAAATTTATAATTTATAGGGATGGCGAATTATGGTGGTCGAGTAATACTTTAAACGGAACACAAAATGATTTACCAATTCCATCTTTATACCTTGAGGGAAGTTATACATTTTACATTCAAAGTCAGGTTGTCATTACAATAAATTCTATTATGTTACAACTTGGGTATTATTATGATGACCAAAATAATCAGCAACAAATAGGATATGATAATTTTTTTACCTCAACTTTTAATACAAATAATACTTTTATTTTTGATATTGCTCAGCAAGTTCCTGAGATAAAAGTTATAGATTTTTTGACTGGTATTTTTAGAATGTTTAATCTTACGGCTTACGTTGAAAATGGAATTGTAATTGTAAAAACTTTAAATGATTTTTATGCAACCTCAGAAGTTTACGACGTTACGCAATATATCAAAGTAGATAGTAATAGCGTGAATGTGGCTTTACCTTTTAAACAAATCGAGTTTGGATATGAAGACACAAAAACGCTTTTGGCTTTAAAACATTCTCAGCAATTTAACTACGATTGGGCAAAAGAGATTTATAATGAAATGCCAGAAATTGAGGGACCGGTTTATAAAGTAATACTTCCATTTTCTCATTTTAAATATGAGCGACTATTTAATATAAACGCACCGACAACTCCTTTAAATATTCAGTGGGGATATTCGGCAACGGATAATTTTAACGCTGCGACAGGAAACTACGAGGCAGCGTTAGGGAAACCACTTTTATTTTATCCGATATTAGTCACTGGAGTGCCAAATATGTCTTGGAGACCTAACACTACAACTCACGAAAATATTACGTCTTATATTGCTCCGTCTAATTCTTTGAGTTTTGATCCGAATGTAAGTAAAACAAACATAAATTTTAAGGCAGAATTGAACGAGTGGACTTTTGGAAACGATTTTACGGACACTTTATTTTTAAATTATTATCAGGATTACATTATGCAAGTTTTTAACCCTAAAAATAGACTAACAAAAATAAAAGCGATTTTACCTTTGAGTATATTGTTAAATTTTGAATTAAATGATAGGTTTAAAATTGTGGATCGTCTATTTAGAATAAATAAAATTACTACTAACTTAACAACTGGAGAGAGTGATATGGAACTCTTAAACGAATTATGATAAATAACATTTTAGAAATGCTCAAACACGCTGAGCAATACGAACACAATGAAATAATCTCTTCCGCAAAAGGAAAATATGAACTTCCAAAATCTTATTTTGAACTATTTAAAAAAGCAATGAAATGGCAATCGAAAAAATAATTGATTTAAAAATTCAAGGTAATGCAGACGAGGCTGTCGGAACCTTACGCTCACAATTAAAACAAGCTCAAGCGGAAGTTGCAACTTTGTCAGAAAAATTCGGAGTTACTTCGGTTGAAGCTGCTAACGCTGCAACAAAAGCCGCTGAGTTAAGAGATAGGATTGGAGATGCAAGCGCTTTGACAGATGCGTTTAATCCTGACGCTAAATTTAAAGCTGTGACTTCGTCTTTGGCTGGAGTTGCCTCAGGATTTGGAGCTATACAATCCTCAATGGCGTTATTTGGAGCAGAGTCTCAAGACGTTGAAAAAACGCTTTTAAAAGTTCAAAGCGCAATGCAATTAACTCAATTCTTACAACAGTCAGGAGAGAGTATCGACTCGTTTCAACAATTGGGTGCGGTTATTCAATCGACAACTTCTTATCAAAAATTAAATAGTCTTGCAACCGCTGCCGCAGCGGCCGTTCAAAAATTATTCACCGGTGCGGTAAATACGACAGCAACTTCATTTAACGCTTTAAAAACCGCAATAGTATCGACAGGAATTGGAGCTTTGGTTGTAGGTATTGGCTATTTGATAGCTAAAATGAATGAGAATGCGGATGCAACTGAAAAATTGACTTTAGAGCAAGAGTCTTTAAATAAACAGCTTGAAATTACAAAAAAATTAACCGACGACAATGCGAAAGCAATTGATTATGATACTCAAATAAAATTAGCAAATGCTAAAAAAGTTGGTGCGTCGGATAAGGAGTTATTGCGAATACAATTAGACGGTTACGAGGCTAAGGGAAAGGCAAATAATAAAGAGATTGAGGATATTCAAAACACTCAAAGTAAAGCAATTAATTTAACAAAAGAGCAAAATAAAAGAATACAGGATTTAAGAGAGCAAAATTTAGATTTACAAAGGAAAGGAAATGTAGATATTGCTAATTCGGATGCTGACTTAGCTAATAAACAAAGAGAGGCAAGTAAAAAAGCTGGAGAAGAGAGCGCAGCAAATAAAAAGAAAAATAGAGAAGAGAGAGAGGCTGAAAGGAAAAAAGACGCTGAGGCTTTAAAGGCAGCATTACAAGCGCAAAAAGATGCTGAGTTAATCCAAAGACAAGAGATAACAAAAGCAATAGGAGACGCTCAAGACAAACAAGCTGAGGCTAATATGACAGCTAGCGAGGTAGAGCAAAGAGTTGTTAAAGATAAATATTTTGGTTTAATCGAGTTAGCAAAACAACAAAACCGATCAAAGGAGGAAATTGACGCATTAGAAGTTCAAAGGCTAAATGAATTAAATGACATAAAAGATAAATTTCGACTTCAAGACGACGAGAAAAAAACGGCAGAGTTAGAAAAAATAGTAAGTGACTCAACGGCAACTTTTGACGCGAGACTTGCTGCAATAGACGCAGAGCAAGCCTTATTTGAAAAGCAATTTGAAGACAAAGTAATTACAGAGGAAGAGTATAATCGTAAAGTAAAAGGATTATCAAAGTCAAGAGAGGATATTGACAAAGCAGAGAAAGCAGCAAAGGCAGCAAACTTAAAAGCGGTTGGAGATTTGTTAGGAAACCTATCAAGTCTTTTGGGTGAAAGTACCGCAGCGGGTAAAGCGGCAGCGGTTGCTCAAGCGACTATCTCAACTTACCAAGCGGCTGTTTCGTCTTATAATTCATTATCAGGTATTCCAATTGTGGGGCCGGCTTTGGGAGCTGTAGCTGCTGGAGTTGCTGTTGCCTCAGGAATTGCAAATGTAAATAAAATTTTATCAGTACAAGTGCCAGGCGGAGGAGGTGGAGGAGGTACAGCTCCAACTGCAGCGGCGATGCCGTCGCCTCCAAGTTTCAACACGGTTGGATCAAGTTCAACAAATCAACTCGCTCAGACGATAGGAAGTCAATCTCAAACTCCGATAAAAACTTTTGTTGTAGCGTCGGACGTTAGTACAGCTCAGGCTCTCGATAGGTCAATTATATCGAATGCGTCGATAGGTTAATATAGATAAAATCTATTATAAAAATATTTAGTATAGATAAAATCTTGAGCTGTGAAGTATTGATTTTATTAGGATTTTGCGTTAAATTAAAAAACTTTAAAAAGACAATATAATATATATAAAGTCCTTTTAATTAAAATAAACGTTTAAAAATAGCCTTAAAATTAATATGGATTTACAAGCTAAAAGTTAAAATAAAAAATAAATTTTAAGCCTATAACCTTAAAAAATAAATTAATTTTAAGGTTATAGGCTTAAAAAACAAAAAAAAAGTTGTGTCATTAAATTAAAATTTAATGCAAAAAGTTTATAACAAAACACTAAAAAAAAGTTATAGTAATATGGAGACTTACAAAGTTATTTTTAACGAAGAGGAAAACGAGGGAGTTTATGCTGTGTCTTTAGTTTCAGATCCAGCGATAGGAGTTAATTTTATAACGCTATCAAATCAAAAAGAAATTAAACTTGCAACCGTAAATGAGGAGCAACGAATTTTGATGGGTGCAATATTAATTCCAAACCAACCGATTTACAGAAATCAGGACGGACACGAATTTAATATCGTATTCCCAAAAGAAACGATAAAACAAGTTCAACAAAATTTCGCATTAAAGGGGTATCAAAATAATTCAACCATTGAACACTCAGGAAATAATATTGCAAATGTAACATTTGTTGAAAGTTGGATAAAAGAGGACGAGGTACACGATAAGTCAGTACACTACGGATTTAACGAAGAGGTTGGGACTTGGTTTGGATTAATGAAAATTAATAACGACGAGATTTGGAACGATTACGTTAAGACTGGTAAAGTCAAAGGATTTTCGATTGACGGAGTCTTTGATATGGAGAAAGTAAATTTAAAAACAGAGATTAATATGAATTTAGAAAGTATCGTTAACGCGATAAAAGATGGTTTCGCATCGATAAAATTATCGAACGAGGCAGAGCAAGTTAAAGTCGTTATTGCAATGGCTACAATGATGCTAAAAGATGGTGTGACTATTTTAGAGGCTGAGTCTTTTGAGGCTGAGCAAGCGGTTTTTATCGTTACTGAAAATGGCGACAAAGTTCCAGCTCCAGTTGGAAAACACGAACTTGAAGACGGAAGAATTTTAGTAATTACTCAAGAGGGAATAATTGCTGAGATTAAAGACGCAATGGTTGAAGAGGAAACTCCAGCCGATGACGTTGAGGTTGAAGTTGAAATGACAACTGAGGAAATGATTAAAGCAATCGTAACCAATATGAGCGTTGAAGTTTCAAAACAAATTGAAGCAATTAGAACTGAATTAAGTGCTAAAATTGCTGAGGTTAAAACTACTCAAGTTGAAGTGAAAGCGTCAACAAAAGCAAAGCCGGAAGTTGCTGAAACTTCAACAAAAAACGTGAAACTTTCAAGATCACAAAAAATATTAAATAACTTAAAAAAATAATTTAAAAAAATGGCTACAACTACAACTGTAAGTTCAAACTACAACGGAACGGCTGCCGGTGCAATTATCGGTCAAGCGTTCAAAACTATTGACACAATAGAAAAAAACGCGGTTACTATCGCTGAAAACGTAAACCATAAATTGTCTTTGCGTAAAATTGCGTACACAGACGGAACAACTGCTTATACTTGCGGTTTTGCTCCAGCTGGTACAATCGTTTTAAACGAAAATACAATCGAGCCTTTCAAATTCAAAAATGATTTTGATGTTTGTAAAGAAGATTTCAGACAGACTTGGTCTGACGGAATTATGGGAGCGGGAGCTGCTAACTCAAGCGCACCAAGCGATATTATGGACGCTATCCAAGCGGAAGTTTTAGGAGCTATCGGTGAAAAATTAGAGTCTGACATGTGGACGTCTTCAACTAACTTTGACGGTTTCTTAACTTTATTCGCTGACGATGCTGACGTTAACAAACCAACTGCTGACGCTACGGTTACCGAGGCAAATGTATTGGCTAAATATTTAAAACCAGCTTTAAACGACGTGCCAGTTGCATTGAGAAATAAAGAGTTAATCATTGCTGTATCTCCAGACGTTGCTCAGGCTTACGCTTTTTACTTATCTACTCAAGGGATTGTTTATGGAATGGGAAATACTGATTTTGCTTTAGCATTCGGACGTCACACTTTGACTGTATTAAACGGATTGCCATCAAACTCAGTTGTTATCTACGAACGTAAAAACTTAGTATTTGCGACAGGCTTAACAGCTGATCACAACCAAGTTGCACTTGTTGACGAAGACGAAATCGGTTTATTGACTGGTAAAGTTAGAGGTAAAGTAGTTTACAACGTAGGTGTTGGATACTACAACGCAGAGGAAATTGTTTGGTTATCTTACGAAGCATAATATTAACATAAATACCGCTCATTAAGTTGGGCGGTTTTTAATAAAAAAATATATATATATGTCATGTCTTATTAGTGCTGGAAAATTGCTTGGATGCAAAGACCAGCGAGGAGGTTATAAAAATTTATACTTTGCAAATTACGACGATTATAGTTTTGTTATTGCAGCTCACGAGGTTACAAGTTTGGGATCTTTAGACGAAGTTTTCAAATACGAAGTTAAAGCGACTACAAATACATTAACAGAAACCGGAACAAGCTCACAGGATAACGGAACTTTTTTAAACGCTCAATCTTTAGCGGTTACACTTCCAAAATTGTCGGCTGACTTACAAGCTCAGGTACAATTGATTTGCGCGTCTCGTCCTTACGTTTTCGTAGAGGATTATAATGGAAATATTATTTTAGTTGGTGCAGCTAACGGAACGATGTCAAATTGCACAAAAGTAACCGGAGGAGCTGGAGCTGACTTGTCAGGTTTCACTTTGACGATTGCTGGAGAAGAGAGCAATTTAAGTCCATTTTTGGACTCAGCAACTAAGAGCGCATTATTCGCTTTAGTTAGCAACGTGGTTGTTTCCTAATTTTCTTTCATAGTTTTTTAAAAAAAAGTCACTTCGGTGGCTTTTTTTGTTACAAAACACTTTTTTTTAGTTATATTAATATGTGGATATTTAATTTAACAGCGCCTTATCAATTCAAATGTATTCCTCGTTATTATAACGAGGGCGAATTGACGTTTTTTTTACGCGATGAGCTTAGAGATATTACTTATACTATTGAAGTTTTAGAAATTTTATACGAAAATAAGATTTTAAAATTAGATTTTGATGAGCCTATTTTAATAGAGGGGCAAAGTTTTGAAATTACAATAAATGAGGACGACGTTTTAATATATAGAGGCAAGGCTTTTGCAACTGCTCAGACTGACTTAGAAAATTTTGAACTCAACAAAGGAGTTTTAAAAGTATAAATTTATGGAAAAATTACAAATTATAAACCTATCAAACTACATTCGTCCCGAAATTCGAGAAGTTGCTGGAAAAAAATGGGTTTTAAATGGAGATAAAAACAGTTTTTATCAAACTATTATTGACGCTTACAACGGATCGCCAACTAACTCAGCTATAATTGACTCTTATAGTCAGTTTATTTATGGCAAAGGATTGACGTCGGACGACAAAGCTAAAAAACCAAGCGAATGGGCCGCGATAATTTCGTTAGTTTCAAAAAAAGATTTGCGTAAAATATGTAAAGATTTTGAAATGTTTGGCGAGGCATCGATTGAAATAAAATATATAAATAATAAAATACAACGCTGTTTTCATATTGCAAAACAAAGGATTGCTCCAGAGGTTGCAAACGAAGACGGAGACATTACTGGATATTATTATAGTTATGATTTTTCAAATGTAAATAAATACAAGCCGGAACGCTTTGACGCTTTTGGTTTTGGAGAGGGTTTAAGCGAACGCTCTGAAATTTATATTATTAGAGATTACCAGGTCGGGCAATTTTATTATAGTAATCCAAGTTACGTCTCAGGGATTTCGTGGGCAAAAATGGAGGAGGAAATTAGCAACTACTCAATCAATCACATTCAAAAAGGGTTGTCATTCGGTCATATTATAAATATGAATTGCGGTATTCAAGAGAGTGCTGAGACAATTCAAGAAAATACGAGACAAATTCGCAATCACTTAACCGGATCACAAAACGCCGGAGCATTCTTTTTAAATTGGAACGATAATAAAGACAGCGAAATTACGATTTCGGCTTTGGAAGTTTCGGACGCTCACCAGCAATATGCTTACTTAAGTGCTGAGGCAAGACAGCAACTTTGCACCTCTCACAAATTAACGTCTCCGATGTTAGTAGGGATAAAAGAGGCAAATGGTTTTAGCTCAAACGCTGAGGAAATAAAAGTTGGATTTGCTGAATTAATGATTAATGTAATACGTCCAAAACAAGAGATTATTTTAGACGGATTAATGGAGATTTTTGCCGTTAACGGAATTACTTTGGATTTACAATTTGAAGACTTAAGAGCTGAGGAAGTATTGGCGGAAATTGTAACCGACTCAAATGGAACGGAAGTTGCAACGGTTACAAACGACGCTGCCGTTTCTTATAATGGCGCACAAATTACCTCAGCGATTGACATATTTGCAAAAGTAAAAGAGGGGATTTTAACAATCGAGCAAGCGATAGTTTTCTTAGTTCAATTCCTTAATATTCCAGTTGGAGTTGCTCAATCATTATTTAGTAATCAAAGCGCTCCGTTGACTCAGTTAGCAAGTCAAAAGGTTTGTTGTTCAAAAGACGATAACGGACTTTCGGAAGTTGCCGACGCTCTTATTGAAATGGGCGAAATTGTAAACGAGGACGAGTGGATTGAGATTGACTCAATACCAGTAACCAAAGAGCTAGAGATTAACGAAATAACTTTGAATTTAGCGAGGTCATTTGCAAGTTTTCCAAATGTAACAAGCGAACAAGACACCGAGCTTTTTAAGATACGATATTCTTACGAGGGTAGTTTGGGAGCTGAGAGAGAATTTTGTAGTAAAATGGTAAGCGCTGGACGTACTTATCGCAAGGAGGATATTACAATCGCAGAGACAAAAGTTGTTAATGCGGGACTTGGTCCAGACGGAGCTGACAATTATTCTATTTGGCTTTATAAAGGTGGCGTAAATTGTAACCATTTTTGGATGCGAAAAATATATTTGCGTAAAAATAACGAGAGAATAAGCGTAAACGAGGCTCGAAAAATGATTTTAGACTTAGATCCGGCAGACAGACCAAGTGCAAAATGGCAAGAGAATGAGATTGAAGTGGCACAAATTGCCTCAGCGAGTAACAATTTTTGGTCATTAACTCCAAATTATAGACAATAATGGCAACGACAATACTTTTAAGAGAGAACGAACTTACTAAAAATACGCTTTTGGGTGGGAATATTGATATAGATTTATATATCCCTTGTATTGCAGACGCTCAAAGAACAAGACTTGAGGAGATTTTAGGGGAAACTTTATATAATAAGATTTGCTTAGACTTTGAAAACGACGATTTGGATGGCGATTATTTGACTTTATACGATGGCTACATTGTTCCGTTTATAATTGCAGCGGCAGCGGTTGAATATTTATTAATTGGAGCTTACAAAGTTAATAATAATGGAATATTTAAGGCGCAACCGGATAACTCAATCGCAATCGATAAAACCGAAGTCGACTATCTCGTTAATAATATGAGGTTAAAGTCGGAAATGTACCGAGATAGGATGTTTCGTTGGTTAGCAAAATACCATTTACCTGAGTATGTTAGTAGTTCAACAAATATAGTCAATCCAATTCGTTCAAATTTAATTTGTGGAAAATGGTGGTTAGACAAACCTTATTAAGATGAGAAAAACAGACAAAAGAACAGAGGTAAATATTAAGAAATTAAAAAAATTTATAGTAAAATTAAACAATAACAATAAAATAAAAAAAGATGAGCGTAGATATTAGAACAGACAACGAGTATAGAGTTGCTGAGTTTGGGGATTTTGGATTTAGAGTATTAACTGGAGCGTCGGCTGGGACAGAGCGATTTTCAACCATTATGGCGTTAGAGGATAGCACGATTGGAGTTACTTCAACTCGAGCTGGAGCTGCAAGTGCGACGATAATTTTATTAGCCGGAATGTCAATTTATGGAGACTTAGCCGTTACTTCGCTAACTGGGAAAGTGATTGCATATTTAAGAGGAATATAAATGAACGGCTTAGGACTAGGACTGGGAAAAATTAATTTTTTTGATCGATTTGTTAGTAATTTAATAAAATTGTTCAAAGCAAGAGTGAGCGCTGACTCAGGAACATTTGAGGCAGAGAGTTGCTTAAAAACTACATTAAAAAATTTAAACAAATGAGTTTATTAGATAAGGCGAGTTTGGTAGTAACGCCAAACGCATACAAAGCAAGCAAGTTATATTCAGTAGTTCCAAACACAACTTTGGGCGATATGACAGTAGTTCGTGCTACAACAGCAACAAGAGTAAACAGTTTAGGTTTAATTGAAAGCGTAGCTGTAAACGTACCTCGTATTGATTACACAAACGGAAGTTGTCCGAGTTTATTGGTTGAGCCACAGAGGACTAATTATGTGTTATATTCAGAGCAGTTTGACAATGCTGCTTGGACTACAGACAATGCTACTGTAACGGCTAATAATACAATTGCGCCTGATGGTAATTTAACAGCTGATAGACTTGTAGGAACTAATACAGGCACTTATGATTGTAGGGTTTTTAGAGACGTATCTTCTGCTGGTACAAGTGGGGCAGCTGTCGTGAGTATATGGGCAAAAGCAGATGTAGCTCAAAAAATGACAATAGGTATTAGTAATAGAGAATACCAAACTTTTGACTTAACAACATTATGGGTTAGATATAGCTTATTAGTTTCTTTAGGTGGTAGTAATAATTTCAATATTTTTGCGGCTCAAGTAGATTCTTCAGGTACTGTAACTCCAGGGACACAAGGTACTATTTACATATGGGGCGCACAGCTCGAAGCAGGTGCTTACGCAACTTCATATATTCCAACAGTTGCATCTTCAGTAACTCGTAACGCTGATGTTATTTCTAAAACAGGAATAAGTAGTTTAATAGGGCAAACAGAGGGAACTATATTTGTTGATGCTAATTTAAGTGTAAACGCAAATGAAAGAAGATTAATATCAGTATCAAATGGAACTGAAACACAAAGGATAATTATTTGGACTTTAGGAACTGTTTTATATGCAACATTTAATACAATGAGTGTTACTTTGGGTAACTTTCCAATAGGAATAGTAAAAATAGCAGTAGCTTATACCATATCAGGAGCAAATACAAATTATAGTATTAAAGTAAATAATAATTCTTTAGTAAGCGGAAGTGTAGTTGCTGCTCCAAATCCTTTAAATTCTATTAATATAGGAGCAAATACAAGTTTAGGTTTATTTTTGCAAGATTCAATAAATTCAATACAATTATATAAAACTCCTTTAACAAATACAGAAATAACAAGTCTAACAACACTATAATGGAAATTTACAAACTTAATTACACAGACAAAGAAACTGCAATAGCTGATTTATTAGCAAAAGGAGTTTATGTAGAAGTAGAAAACCTTGACAAAGAAATTACTTTACAATACGGAAAAGGTGTTCAGGCAATTGTAGAAATTGGTAAAATTGTTTTAGAAAATGGAACATACGATGCTGAATTTAACGTAATAACAGAAGCTGTTTATACTGATGGATATGCTTTTGATGTAATGAGTGATATTGAAATAGTTTTCGAAAGCGAAATATTCCCAAACAATCCCGTACATAGTTTTGCGGGTTGTGTTGAAGTAGCAGATGAATATATACCAAATGATTTAATAATTGGTTTAAAAATTGAAAATAGAAAAAAATAATTTTTGAA